ACTCACCTTGTAAGGACACCGACGAAATGAGTGCCTCACCAGAGACATTAATCACATTGATAACCGTCCAAGACGAACTCAATGCTGCTGGTATCAAGACCCTCAAGCGTTCCCAGATCGCTGCTGCTGTTCTTCTCAAGGAGCGCATCCGGTGTGTGGACTTGGCGAGACTCATGCAGGTCAGTAAGCAGAACTGCATGGTTACTGTTAAGTTGATGGAAAAGGATAGATTGTTAAGAGTTGAATCCATCAAAGAAACGGATGGCAGAAAAACCGCTTGGGTCATGCCTGTGCCATACCTGAAGGATGTGTTCGCTGGTATTGAAAAGAAACTTCTTGAACGTCTACCTCGCCCAATTTAAACTACACCTGTCCCCGCTGAATAGAGTCGTAGGAGATCTACGGACGAGGTTACTGTTTGACCTTCATTGATCACAGTGTTGGACACCTTATGTTAATATGAAACAAGACAAATTGAACCAGGACATGGTGGACATGGGGGTGGCTCGCTACCGTCGTAACGCCACAACCACCAAAGGTTCCCTGACTCAAGCGGGAAGACGCATCATGCGTGACGGGGTGGAGCCGGTGGTGTTAGGGCTTACGGAGTCCATTGAAAAGATCAAACCGATCCGTAACAAATCTCGCTGGCAGAAGTGCCTTGCTGAGTTGACCCTTCCCGACACACGTGCGGTGGGATTGTTAGCAGTGAAAGCAACCCTTGATGTCCTTGATGAGCCACGTAGCTACGCCTCGGTCGCAAGCAAGTTGGGTCGTGCCATTGAAGACCAGTTGCTTTCGTCAATGTTAATTCGTGAGCATGAGTTTGGGAGTCGATTGGTTAAGCGTATGCAAGACCTCGCCAAGCGTGGGACCACCCAGAGTCGTTACCTTCACAAGACTGCACGAAACGAGGAGATGGAGTGGGATGATTGGACACGCAGAGATCGCATTGGGTGTGGGGCGTTGTTGTTAGAAATCGTTCACGACCGCACCGGACTCATTGCCTTCACTGAGAAAGCCCAACGCCGGCGACGAGTCTTCAAACCGATGCGTATGGTGGAGCTTTCGGAAGTCACAAGGGAATGGATCAACGACTATAACAACCACCGTGAGCTACTACTTCCATTTTGGATGCCTATGGTTGAGTCCCCGACACCGTGGGATCGCGTCTTTGGGGGAGGCTACGGGTTTGCCACGGATGACTCCAGCCCTCTACCAGCTTTACCTTTTATTCGTTGCAGTGATCGGGATGTGTTACGCCAAGCACCCGAGATGCCCGAGGTTTACAATGCGGTTAACCTAATCCAAGAGACACCCTATGCCATCAACAACCGAGTCATGGATGTCTTGGAGTGGGCATGGGACAGCGACCTAGAGATAGGACTCCCGCCTCGCCAAGATGTTCCCCTTCCTGAGTGGACCGATGCTAACTCCAACATGACGGAGGAGCAGATAAGGAACTGGCGGGATGACAAACGTGAGTTAGCTGCACACAACATGGGCCTAGCGAGTCAGCGCATACTCATCTCAAAGATCTTGATGCTTGCCCGTAAGTTTCGTGGTGAGCGTATGTTCATGCCATCATCGTGTGATTTCCGTGGTCGCATCTATCAGATACCGAGCTACCTTAACTACCAAGGCCCAGACCATTGCAGGGGATTGTTACAATTTCACAGGGGTCTTCCCATCAAGAGTGATGAGGACAAGAAGTGGTTAGGTATTCACGGAGCCAACTGTTTCGGTAACGACAAGATCGCCTTCGATGATCGCCTTGCGTGGGCCGAGGGATTCACCCGTGATGCCATACGGATTGCTAACGACCCAAAGGGTAACAGGGAGTGGGCCGAGGCAGACGAACCTTGGCAAGCATTGGCGTGGTGCTTTGAATGGGCTGACCTCCATACCAAGACCTCCAAAAACTTTCAGACATACCTTCCGTGTGCGATGGATGCGACGAACTCTGGATTGCAGTTGTTATCGTTGTTGAGCAGGGATGAACATGGATGTCACGCCACCAACGTAAGCCCTACGGATTCCCCTGAAGACATCTACCGGATGGTATCGGATCACACATTGGAAGTCCTTAGGGAGCATGCAGCCGAGGGTCGTGACTACGCTCGCCTTTGGATCGACTTCGGGATCGACCGAGTATGCGCGAAAAAATCTGTCATGTGCTTTCCTTACGGGTTGAGTGCCTACTCCAACAGGGATTATGTAGCTGACTGGTATGAAGAGACATACCGTAAACGTGGTATTGAGTGTGTCTTCGGTCGCCGTCACGTTTACCCAGCGATTAAATATCTCGGTGATCTCTTGTGGGACAGTATTGAAACTCTACTGACTCGCCCAAAGAAACTAATGGATTGGTTCCAGGAGGTAGCCCACATGTTAGCGGAGCAGGACGAGCCACTCACATGGATAGCACCGAGTGGATTCAGGGTAAGCCAAGACTACCGCAAGCAGGTCAGCCGAAAGGTTGCCACTTGGTTACACGGGTCACTCACTGCTGTTAGATTCAAAGACAGCACCGACGAACTCGACACCCGCAAGCAACGTAATGGTGCTTCTCCTAACGTAGTTCATAGTTTAGATGCGGCTGGGTTGGTGTTAACAACTAACGAAGCCCATCGTCGTGGTGTTTATGACTTCGCGATGATTCACGACAGCTTCGCCACTCATAGTAACAACTGTGATGTATTGGCATCGTCCATACGCGACTCATTCGCTGAAATGTTCTCGAAAGATATTCTTGCCAGCCTCGCTGAACAATGGCAAAACAATAGCGTTGATCCTCTACCTCCCCTACCCGAATACGGAAACTTTGATGTTAACACCCTTCGGGACTCAAAATACTTTTTCAGCTAACAATTAAAGCTGAGAGAAACACAAAAAAGAAACCACAAAAATAAAGATGAAAAACCCAAAAAGATACAAGCTGACCACCCCCGTAGGTAAAAGCGTATACCCCAAACTGGTAGAACCTGACACCAAGTTCGATGACAACGGCGTGTTCAGTTGTCGCTTGATACTGAGTGAAGAGGACTACAATGCCTTTGACGCTCATATCAGCACTTGGCTTGAGGACGAATACGAACGCCACTGCAAAGAGGCTGATGGCAAGAAGCTCAAGCGTCATGATGAACCCCCACTCAAGCAGAATAAGGACGGTGACTACGAGTTGTTTGCCAAACAAGTAGCTCGACGGGAAACCAACAAGGGAGTCTTGAACTTCTCGGTCGCTCTCTTTGACAGCACCGGTAAGAAGCTTAATGATCCTCCTAACATTGGCAGCGGGTCAAAGCTCCGTCTGTCCGTTGAGCCACACTCTTGGAACAGCCCGATGCTTGGCGTTGGATACACTCTTAGACTTCGTGCTGCTCAACTCATTGAGCTTGTTGAATACAATCCTGGTGGTGGCGAAGCCTTCGGGTTTGGTTCAGAGGATGGAGGATTTGTAAGCGAAGACCTCGGTGATGCGCTCACTGATGACAACGGTTCCGATGCCAAGGTTCCGTTCTAAATTTGAAAAGAGGTTGGCCCTTGCACTAGAACGTGCGGGGGTCAGCTTCGGCTACGAGACCGAACGAATAGGCTATCTCAAACAGCATCACTACACTCCTGACTTCGTTCTTGAGAATGGTGTTATGCTGGAGGCCAAGGGCCGGTTCCTTGCAAGCGACCGTGCCAAGCATCTGTTGGTCAAGAAGCAGCACCCTGAGATGGACATAAGGTTCGTCTTCATGCGAGCTTCTAACACCTTGACCAAACGGAGTAAGACCACCTATGGAGATTGGTGTGACAAGCACGGATTCCTTTGGTGTGAGAATAGCATCCCACGTTCTTGGTTCGACTAGGTAACCACCGCCATGTATAAACAAACACATTTGCCGTGCGATGAGTGCGGCTCAAGCGATGCATTGTGCATCAACGAAGATGATTCGACTTACTGCCACTCCTGTGGTTCCTACAAGCGGCCATCTGAAGACACGAAAATTGAAATGAAAATAAACAAACCACTACACTCTACGGATGACACGTTCCTTAACGGACGCTACTCCGACATCCCCGCCCGTCACATAACACACGACACCTGTCGCCACATGCGATATCACATTGGTGAATACAAAGGACGGTGTTGTCACATTGCTGACTACTATAACGATGATCGAAAACTGGTAGGACAGAAGCTACGCTTTGAAGGAAAGCAGTTCATGATCCTCGGTAAGATTGCTGATCGATTCTATGGACAACACTTGCACCCGATGGGGGGAAGGAAGTTAGTTGTAACTGAAGGCGAGGTTGATGCCCTGAGTGTTAGCCAGATTCAAGAGAACAAATATGCCGTGGTCTCCCTTCCTACTGGCAGTCAGTCAGCCGCTAACGTCTTTAAGAAAAACCTTCGATGGCTTGAGAAGTGGGATGAGGTTATCCTGATGTTCGACGAGGATGAACCAGGGCGTAAAGCAGTGGAGGATGTTGTTGGTATTCTTCCAGCAGGGAAAGCCAAGGTCGCCCGTCTTCCGTTGAAGGATGCCAACGAATGCTTGGCCAACAAGAGATCCAAGGATGTTATCCATGCGATCTTCCAAGCCAACCCTTGGAGACCTGATGCGATTATTTCTGGTTCTGACATCCACGAGCGTTTGGTCAACCCGAAGCATACCGAAAGCATTCCTTACCCATTCGACGGCCTAAATCAAATGACCCGAGGAATACGCAAGGGAGAGATTGTTACCTTCTGTGCGGGTAGTGGCCAAGGGAAGTCACAGATCTGTCGTATCATCTGTCATCACATCCTCACCACCACTGATAAGTCTGTGGGATACATCGCCCTTGAGGAAAGCATCGAGCGCACCGCTTTGGGTATCGTGGGATTGGAGATGGGCAAACAACTACACCTCGACCCTGAGTCAATCTATGAAGACCTAGAGTTCGATGAGGCTTACACTAACACAGTAGGCTCGGGAAGGATGTGGTTATATGACCATTGGGGAAGCCTTGATGCCGACCGTCTGTTGTCTCATGTCATGCACATGGCAAAGGCGATGGATGTTGAGTATGTTGTGCTTGATCATGTCAGCATTGTTGTTAGTGGAATGCAAGATGGCGACGAACGACGAATGATTGATAACCTTATGACCAAGCTCCGTGCGTTGGTTGAGGAGTGTGGCATTGCGTTAATCCTGGTGAGTCACCTTAAGCGTCCCTC